AAACAAACTTGGCTTTATTCCTTTTCTAAATATAGATCTTGATATTAAAAAACCTATTGTTTTATAATTACCTTTACTAAATTGCCCTTTTTCGTTTCTTAATCTTATGTTTTTAAATTTTGCCCAATCTGCTAATGGTTTAATAGGTGGCATTTTATTTCTGTAACTAAAAGGTGTATTGTATTTTCTTTCTGTTCCACTTACCCCTTTGTCTTGATACATTCCGTATTCATCCATTATAAAAGAAAGAGAGAAACTATTTTCACTTACATTTAATTCATAATCAATAGAATTATAAAGGCTCTTAGATACGTTCTTTCTATTTTTAGTTAAATTAGAACGTGACTGTTGAACCACATACTTTGCAAACTTATTTAAACTATCCTGAACGCCTTTTAACATATTGTCATTGTGTTTGGTATTAACACATCAAATGTTAATGTCCAACCCGCTAATTTGTTTTCAAATCTATCTACAAAAGGCTCTATTGATGGTGAACCCTCTAATTGATACAACTCACTATTCAAATCTCCACGTCTTAATAATTCAAGCAGCCTATTAATAACCGCCATTTGTGTATTTAAAACATCTTGTTCGTTGTCATTACCTAAAAACTTGTCTGTTACGTCTTCTTTGCTTTCATCTACAATGTCCATACAAAGTAAACTCAAACTAAACTGCCAAACGCTACCGTTTAAAGTTGCACTATTTACAATAAAATGAGACAAAGGAAATATGTCTTGCTTGTTGAGGTCTATTTCAAATATATCCCCGTATGTTATTGTATTCACAAAGTCATCTAAAGCTAATGTCTCTTTTATCTTTGTTGTTAAATTGTAAAATCCTTGCATTATATTTTATGTTTTTTTATTAATTTACTTTCAAACTCTGCCTTTTCTTTTTCAAATGCCAAATACACTAAGCAAGAATGTAAGGGTAATTTTGCAATCTCTTTAAATCTTCTAACGTCTCCTTGAGCAAGTATATATATTTCTTGATAGCTTCCCCATTTTCTTCCGAAATTGCTCCTGTCATCTGTTCCTTCTGCATTTGATTCTCCAAATAACTCGGGATAATTTTCAGCAAGTCGTTGGTTAAATTGTAAAAAAAAACCATAGCACCCATCACAACTCCAAGTGGCATTTGTTTCATTGTCTCACTATATTTATGTGACCCTTCGTAATCTTCTATTAAATACTTGCCTCCTAATTTCTGTTTGATTGGTCTATATAAAACAGCCATTGCCTTGTGCATAGTTTGCCAATCATTTAAGTAAGCTGTAACGTCTTTATTTTCCCCGTATGTAATTTCATCAAGGTTAGCTACAAAACCAAATTCTACACCCCTTAATACGAATTTAAGACTATGTTGTTGGTCTTTATTAAATAGGCTTGTGATATGCTTAGCATATTTATCTACATCTGCTGCTTTAATTTTACCAATTCCTTTTAAATCTAATCCAAGAAAGATTTTTAAAATATCTTCTTCTGATGGATCTTCTATTTTAATAAACTCTTGGTATTGACCTAATGTAATGTCGTTTAAATCTTCAGGTATGTTTACTTCTATTTTCATAAATGCTTACTTAACTTAAAAACAAAAAAAAGGGTCACTTGTATAAAGTAACCCCTTTCTGATAAACATAAACAAACTAACTAACTTAACTTTTCATAATATGCTTCGTATAACTGCGTAATTTTATTGTATAATTTTAAATCCTGTTTATATATTTCTGTGCCTTGTCTTTTGCTTCCTTGATAGTCTATTTCTATTTTGCAGTTTGGTCTTTTATGTCCATCACTTCTTGGAACAGGAACAGGATATATTTTTATATCATTATCCCAACAATACTTAATTTTATTCATCTTCTAAGATGTTTGATATGTAACCAAATAATATTGTCCCCATTGTTGTAGGTATCATTAAGAAACCCATTGCTTCGTTTCCACTTTCAAAAAAGTTTACTGCTATAAATGAAAGTAAAAATGCTATGATTAAAGTGTATTTGTAATCTTTCATAATGTTTTGTTTTAAGTGAATTTAGGAGGGATGTTTTTACGCCTTGTCATACGGCAACCCTCCCCTAATTCTAATTATTTGTGTTTCTTGTTATTTGTTGGCTAATTGTAAAAGTATCGTTCCATCTTGAAACTGTAAAAGCATAATCGTTTGTTTCAACTAAAATTAAGTCTTCACTTGTTTTGTATTGAGACAAGTTTATTAATTCCCATTTCCCATTTACTTTTCTTTCAATGCTATACTTTTTATCATTTGATAAAATTAAACCATCTACTATTTTTACATTGTTTTCTAAATCTTGTAATAATGTTCCGAAGTTTTGATAAGTTGTCATAAGTTCTATTTGTTTTTGTTTACGTTGTAAATGTACAACCCTTTTTTAGATATAAACAAGTTATATACAATTTTAACAAAACTTTAACATTTCTTTAACAGTTTACCAAATGTGGTACTCCCCTTTGTTTGGGTCTTCTAATTGTGAAGTAAGTGCATAACGCATTGCATCTATTGCGTGATTGTAAGCGTCAATAGGTTTATTCATCTTATTACCTTCTTTGTCTGTTAGCCAAATGTAGTTCCTTAATTCATTTATAAGGTTCTTACTTCGGCTTGTTATATATACTTCATTTTGGTTAATGAGGTTTATACCATAAACTATTGAATCCCTCCCTTTTGATACAGGCAATATTTGATGACCATAAGATTGCAATTCTGCGATACTTTTTGGTTCTGCGCTATCCGCGTAAATAATAGTCTTTATGTCGTGGCTATTTAATAGGTTGCTTATTTCGCTATTCAATAAACCCTTTTGGTAAAACACCTCATCAAATATATATGCGTTATTGTACTTGTATAATAAAATTAAGCTGCTCGGATCATTTGAATAGCCCCAATCCAATCCTGCGCACAATAACCTTGCTTCTGTTGGCAATTGTATTTCCTTCCAATCAGTAATACATACGCCTTCTAAAGAACCTACTTGTCCAAGTCCATATACCTTCCACCAATTCTCCCAATATGTTGAGGTCTTTGCTTTGTCCTTAGCTTTTTCTATTTCCTTTATTATGCTTTCAGGTAGTGCTTCATTGTCTTTATAGGTTAGCACTTCAAGTTCTGCATCTTCGTCTACTAAAACTTGCTTATGCGCCCAAAACTCATTGGTTGGGTTGTAGTCAATCCAAATGTCACCGCTTGTTCTAATAGCTAATTGATTGTAAGCATCAAAGGGAATGTTGTTTGCTTCATTTACATATAGTACATTACGTCTTGCACCACGCAATTTATCAGGTTGATCTACACTAAAGAACTCAATATAACTACCATTACCAAATGTGTACTTTAAGGTACTCTTATTAAACTGACTATCTCTATACCTATTGAGCATAATCATAATTTTTAAGAAGTCTTTTAAAGCACCCCTTCTTAAATGTGGTATTGATTCAGAAACTACACTAATCTCCAAGTTAGGTTCTTTAATTGCTTGGTCAATAAGCAAAGGCAAGATACCAAATGTCTTGCCCGCTGACGTTCCCCCTTGTACAACTCTTTTACGAGCCTTTAGACGGCTCATCTTTTTTATTGCGGTAGTTAGTATAAATTCATTCATAAGATGTCTTAGAAGTCACCTAACGAAAAAATAGGCTGTTCATTGTTTAGGGTAATGTCTTTAGTCTCTTTTGGTTTACCCGCATAGTAATTGAAGTACAACTGAACAAATTTAAAGTCTCCTTTTTCTACACCCGCTAATAAAGCTGCATATGCTTTGTCTTCCATAGGTGACAATCTTTCAATCATTGCAACCTCATCTGCTTTTGGTTTTCTTCCTGCGCCTTCTCTTGCACCACCTCTTTTGTTTTCCATATTGAAAAAATTTGATTATTCAACTACCTTAAAAACAATTAATTTGATTTGTTGTTAATGCGTTCAATAAATCTCCCTTCTTTATCGTGTAAAGTTATTTCTCCTTCATCACTTACCATATAGTTATTTATATGTTGATTGATTAAACTTTTTATAACCGCAGGAGGCAAATTATATCTACCGCCGTTTCCACCGTGTTTAATATAGTATTGATAGCATCTTTCTATTTCGTCTCTGATCAAAACAATTCTGTTTGATTAATGTCTTGCTTTCTTACTATTCCTACTGCGGTTTCTAATATAGTTTTTCCTGCTTCATAGTCCACAAGGTTTCTTGCTATTTTTAAATTTAATTGTTCACCTTTATATTTTGTAAAATCGTAATCGTGAAAACTTGACCAACTTTCTAAAGATTCCGTATTTCCATTTTTACTATCGCCAAAGTTCTTTACCCTACCATTTAAATTATTTGGTAGGTTAAAGTTAGTCCAATATAGATGCCTACCTCTTTTTATTGGTGTAATCAAAGGCTCATAATAAGGGATAACATTTTCAACTACATATTTACTTTTACAATGATGTTGCAGAAAAATAATTTCTTGATATAATTTCATATCAGGATAAACAGGTTTTAACCCATTCTTGCCAAAACCCCAATACCTCGCTCTGCTATGAGTTGGACAAGGTGGACTACTCCATATAAAATCAAACTCTTTGTAATGGTCTAATAAGTATTGGTGGGCGTCTGCTACTATTACTTTGTCATTGGGGAATCTTTCTTGGTAGAGTCTTGCTAACTCTTTATCCCATTCTACAGCTGTAACTTCTACATCAGCTACCTCATCCCACTTGTATCTGTTGCCTCCTAAGCAGGCATATAAATTTAGTATTTTCATTATCTTATTGATTTTATCATTTTTACCATTGCTTCTAATCTTAAATGAACTAAGTCTAATTGCTCATCCGTTAATCCTTTAGTAAGTTCTTCTATTTTGCTTACTTTGATCGTATTTGTTTGTTCTTTTTCTTCTAACAGTTGTTCATACTTTTGCCTTAACCCTATTACTTCAGTTCTTAATTGTTCGTTTAAAGTTAATGCTTGTGTATATGTTATTCTGTCTTCTTGTATCGGGAACTCTTTGAAAGTTTCGTATATCTTCCTTAATTCTTTTCTTTTTACTACTTCATCAAAGTTTTTTAAGTTATGTAATACTGAACAATGATCTTTGTTTACTTGTCTTCCTATTTCTTCTAAAGGAAGTGTTGTTAATTCTTTTGCTAACTTATAATAGATTATTCTTGCAAATACATATTCATTTGTTTTTTTCTTTTTTCTTATGTCTATTTTTAGTTCTGCATTTATAAACTCAATTATCTCTTTTGTCATCTTCTAATTCTTTTGTAATATTTAATATTCTGTTAAACCTTGCGAACTCTATTCCTAACTTAATT